CTAGCGTCACCGAAGTGCATGGTGATGATGAGTCGTCCCGGAAGCGTCGCAATAAATAGAGCAACGTGCTCACTGATATCAGTGTTGGTTTCCTTACGGTTCTCCCTCATTGACGTAACTTGTTCTAACGCCCATTGTTTCATAGGGGAGATGTCGAATGATATTAACCCCAACTTTGTAGCAATCTTTCCAGCTACTACAGCCGTTACAATAGTATCTCTGTAGAAACGTTCTTTGTTGTCTTCTTGGGACTTAGGGTTAAACTTTCCTCTAGCGGCAGTTATCTGTCTGCGCACCCAGTCGTGGTTCTTAATAATAAACCTTAGGAAAGGTCTACACGCTTCGCCATAAACATTGTCCATATGGTTCTCAATAAACGATTGAGTTATGTCCGGGAATACTTTAGACCTATAGTCTTCTGGAAGTTGTACTTCAAAGAAACGTAGTTGGGTTGCCTCAACCCTATAGCCTGCAGGTAGTTTACTGATGTTCTCATGCAACGAGTCGTTAGAAGTTATGAAACTATTCTTGAACCACTGTCCGCCAACTGTAGCAAATTTACCGTTGGAACCTAGGCGTTCTTTATCACGACCGTTAGCCAAAGCGTAACCAGTTCTTGTTAGTTCGTCTGGAGACCTGCCCGAGAACTCGTCTAGTAACATTGGGATTGAACCCATAATAGCGATACGCTTGATCGCGGCGTTTAACGTTGAACCCTGCTCACCGGTTTGTCTTTCCATATAAGCCGGGTCACCATAGAAACCACACGCAATCTTAGCGGCGGTAGATTTACCCGTACCACCATGTCCTGTGAAAGCGAGCGGTAGTCCATGCCAGTTAGATGAGCCCATGAGTTCTACTAACACCGAGCCCATGCTGTGACACATAGCGAACTGGAACGGTTCTGCTCCAGGTCTGTTGTATAGTGTTTCAATATTACCCACCCACTCATCCAGGGTACCGGAGGTCCCGAAGTCAACTACGACATCCGACGGCATGTCCGGGTCACATAAGACGTCTTCTTCCCCTTTAAGTTTAATCATCTTGGTTCCCATGACGAAACCTTTTCTGTCTTTAGTCCAACCGAACTGACTATACGTCTTGGTTTCTATTCGCCAAGCCTGTAGCGTTTCAATTAGCCCCTCTGCAAATTCAGCCATGTCATTCCTCGATTTAGCCGTTCTGAATAAAAATATTTCATTAGCGGCTAGTGTCTTAGCCATCATATCGGTTGAAGCCAACTCAGCAGTGGGCATGAAGAACTCACGCCAGTTGCCGTTCTTTTCTTTGGCTCGCCAATGCACAACCCACGTACCTTCTTTGTCCTTGATACGGTTTATCGGATATATGAATGACCTACAAAATGGGCGCCACTTAACAACACCATCGTCGTCTTTGATTGACCGTGCTAAAGATTTTCCGTTCCAGCGATAACCACTTACTGGCCAGTATGGGATTGTCTGCCCTTCAATTACAGGCGCTGATACCTTGGGTACCACTGCCACGGGTACTGCTTCCCCCGAAACTGCTTCTTCTTTATTACCCAGCTGAATAGAGAACTTACACTTACCTGCCATAGGGCACGCTTCCATGCAACCGATATGGGTGTCCATCTCAATACACGACGTCGGGCCTACTGTCCACTCATCTATTTTTGCTTGCGTTTCAGAATGAGTGTAGCCCTTATAACCTTTACTCCACTCGTGGATAGTAGCTTCCCCGTCAGCACAGTGCTTAACTACACCAATGGCTCTATGCCAATGAGGCTCCGGTATGTCACCTTTCTTGTCTCGGAAATCTCGGATGGCCGAGCAGTGTTCTGCTATGACGTTAGCGTCAGCAACAGGGTGGTCTCCTAGCGCCGCAGCGAAAGGGTTAGCCATAGAACTTTTACCATAGACACGTGTTGTAGGCGCTGGCTGTACATCGTTTTCCTTGATGTAATCCTGCATCCGAGCACGTACTACATCGAGCGGGTACTGCTTACCTTCCTTAACCAAAGTAACTTCTTTTGGCGGGTTGGTTTTCCTGTTGTGTGTTCCTACAGGGCGCAGTATGCGAGCGCTATCCATGTCGACTGCTCGGTCTGCCTTGATGCCCATATGAGTCGTGATGTCACGCTTCAACGCTGACAGTTCTTCCCACACAGATAACTCTATATCAGCATCCAACGAAAAGTAACAGTGGTACCCTCCGCCCGATGAAGTTATAGTTGGCGTAAGCTTTACCGCCTGCGCTAGTTTAACAACGTCCGCTAGTGCTTCTTTCCTAGACGTATATTTCTTGGAGTCCCCTTCACCAACGTCGAAGTCATCGTACAATGAACGACAGCTAGCCACGTTATCTTGGGTTCGTATCCGCTTCTTTCCTTTTTGTTCATCCATGTACCAATCATTAAAGCTATTGACTGCAAAATATACAGTTTCACCTTGGTCATCGAAGAACTCTGCCGCTAAAGCCGCGTCTCTAGCGCTATCGTATTTCTTGTATTTAAACCAAACGCCACCTTTACCTGTAGGTGTAGCCACCGCGATGAGCTTACTTCCGGCATCTGGCAAAATTAATTCTAAAAATTGTTGAGTCCCCATGTCTCCTACCTAAGTTGTTGTAATACAAACAAAAAACCGGGAGTTACCCCGGTCACGTACAACAACTATAGTTAGTCGTCGAAGTCTAAATTGTCTAGGGCGTCATCCACTTCGTCAATCTCTGCTACCTTAGGCTCTTTCGCCGGGGTAGGAGCTACTGCTTTAGGCGCTTCTTGGACAGGTGCTACAACAGGGGCAACAGGTGCTACCGGTGCTGATGCAATTGCTTCAACATTAGTAGATGCCTTCTCAGACACACCAGTGATTTGGTTTATAACCTCAGCCTCGTCTTTAATTGTAGCTTCAACGTCAACTAATTCGTTCTCTTCAATAAAGCGAACTGCTTTAAATGTAAGTGATGGGAACGCTACGTTGTAGTCAAAACCAATCTTAGTTATAACGTACTTCGGCTCAACACCACGTTTAGATAGTTGGGTACCGTATGCTCCTAAAGTCTTAAGCGTAGCCGCCGGAACTCTAAGTAACATTGGGTCATTGACTTGACCTGCAGGTGCTACACATAAACGCATAGAGTCTCCACAAGCTTTACCTTTACCGCCGTTATCAGTGATGCGTGAACCCCACTGGTTGTGAGGGCAGACCGCACATTTTTTAGACTGAGGCTCTTCTGCGTCAGCTGCAGGAGACTCACCATTGTTAGAATAGCATGAAGGTTTAGCAACACTACCTTCCTCGTACCCTTTGCTATAGTACACTTTGGATTTGTTCGGGTTAACCGATAAAATCACAACCTCTAACGAACCGGATGGCTCGTCTTCACCGGGCTTAGTAACTAACGTTCTCTCATCACCACGCTGAATGTGGAACACTTTACCTTTGATAGAAATTACCGGAAAGCCTCCAACTTGAACTGCCGCTGAGAATAAATTGTTACCTTTACCTTTGTTTTGCAGGTGGGCTGGTAGGCCTCCCGACTTTAATTCAACCATGTCGCTCATATATACCTCGCTTATTTACGTCTAAAATTAATGACCTGCGTTTCGCTCCAGTTCACACCGGGCGGCAAGTCACCGTTCTCTTCTTTGTACTGCATAACAGCAGTTTTATTAACACGTCGTTCTAGCATCTCCCAAGCACCATCCTCTTGGATGAACCCGAATAAACTATCCCAATCACCGACCGAAGCCGATGCACGTATTGATTTGTATGCAGTTCCAACACCTTTGGAAGAGACGTTATCTATACCACGTTCGTTAAAACGCTTTAGAAACTCCACTTCGATGTGGTCTTGCTTGTCTTTGTCGTCCACGTCTTCCGCTTGGTAGTCCGCCTTTCGACGAGTCCTGCGGTCACGTAGCGCTATGAATAGTTTCAGTAAAGAAACGTCATCCATTTCACTAGCTTTAGCCATTTGCACTCTCCTTTTTATTTGTTAACCAATTATCGATGTCAGCCTCGTCCCAGCGTAGTACCTTTTTTGATACTCTAATAGGGGGTGGAAAGCTGACTTCGCGCCTACGTAAGGCCGGTAAAGCACCTTTACTAATCCCTAGTTTGTCCGAAACTTCTTCCGGTTTAAGTAAGTTCATATAAGTACAAGTCCTATCATATGTGTTCAAAGAAATACAGGTTACCCTAAATCGAACAGGGTGTCAAGCAATAACTTTACCTCTATGAGCTTTTATTTCGTCGAGTAAAGCACCCTGCATTTTCTGCTTGTTTTTAAGCCTAGCGTAGATGCGTTTCTCAACTTTGGTACCTTCCAACATGATGATAAAATTGTTCATTTTCTGCCCCGGTCTATTGATACGACCGTTAGCTTGTTCGAATGTTTCGTTTGATGTGACGCATGAGTACCAAACTATAGTACTCGCAGCGGTAAGGGTAAGTCCGTGAGACATCGCAGCTGGTTGGGCAACAATAACTTTCAAGTCCTTACCTTTTTGGAACTCCCCGAATATTCTGTCGCGCTCATTTTTCTTAACCCCACCGTAGATAACTTCTACCGTGAACTCCTTACTCAGTTCCGCCGCTACCATTTTGACTGACGATACATATGGTACGAACACAATGACTTTACCTTCCGCCGCCCTAACGATATCTTTTGTTTCTTGTATCCTTGGGTTAGATGGTATTGTTACTTCACTGCCGTCATCGGCGTACACCACACCACATGCTATTTGGATTAGCTTAGCCATCTTAACTGCTTCGTTAACTGCCGTGATAGCACCTGTGTCTGCCTGTGTCTGCAACCTAGTCATCATTTCTTTGTACGCTTTGTCTTGCTCTTTAGTAAGACTAACTATCCTAGTTTCGTACATTAACGGTGGTAGGTCAACACATTCATCTCTCGTGAACCTAACAGCAGGTTGCATAATGTTTTTTACGATATCCGTTGCATCCGGCTTAGGTATCCAAGAGAACTGGTTCACCTGTCGCATCACCTGCATCTTAAATCTATTGAAGTAAGGTGGTACTTTCTCGGGGACGATGAGTCTGCACTGAGCCCAAGCATCTGTGGGCGCATTAGGCGTCGGTGTTCCTGTCATACCCCAACAAGCACGTTTAACTTTGTGCTTGTTAACGATAGTGTTTATTATTTTCCACCTATCTGTACCTGCGTTCCTGGCGCACTGCGCTACCTCGTCTACTATTACTATATCTATGTCCGGTCTTGTACGTAATGCTTCCTCCACAATAGAAACTCCATCGGGGTTTATTACGTACACGTCAGCATCTTGCTTTAGTAGCTTAACTCTCTTGTCTCTACTGCCGTATAGTACCGTGCAGTTTAGGTGTGGGAAGTGGTTGAATATTTCGTCCGCCCACGTTCGTTCCAATGTTGACAGTGGTGCTATGATTAACGCCTTGTTAACCTTACCGACACCTTTTAGGTAGTCGAACGCCCACAGTGCCGCCAGTGACTTACCTGTCCCTAACTCACTTAAGTTGAACGCTCTCTTGTACATGGTCAAGAACGCCGCCGCTTCTTTCTGTGCGTAGAACGGTGCGAAACGTCCAGGCCAATCGTAGTAGTGCCTTATAGGGGCAGGGGCATTAACCCCCAAACTACGTAGTACTTTGGTTTCATCTATCTTGTGTGGTACAGCTACGTACTCTACCCCTTTTACTTTTACTTTCTTAGCTGTAGTTATTATGTTTAGAACCCGTTCGGGTTCCTTAAGTTTCAGTAGTAACGCTTTCTTTTTCTTCCAAACTAGCATGTTCCAAACCCTCGATTAGTTTATCTAAATAGTGTTGTGCCTTATGTAGGTCTACAATACCGTTCTTCTCCCTGTAACGACAAACGTACTTAATGACATTGCCCTCTAGGTAACCAATGTGATTTGCGACTATAAAGTCCCAAGGCTGGATTTCAGTCTGGTAATGCTCACCGCTGACTTGCCTATCATTTGCTAACATTTACTTGCTCCCTTTTTTATATAGCTCCGGGTTCTTCTTACGCCACCCGCGATTTGTCTTTTGGCTTACAACTCTCGTGTTGGAGTCTTTGCCACTACCACCTTTTGCTAATGGTACTTTGTGGTCAACGTCTTTACCGTCGCCTTTCTTAGCTGTGCCTTTCGCTACAGCGTGTCGTCTTGCTTTGTTCTGAAGCACTCGTTTGTCTTGAACGCTCTTCTTCTTATTGTATGCCGCCTTGGTTTTAAGCGATTTTGCTGATGTTTTAGGCATCGAATAACTCCTTGATTTGTTCAACGTCGTCAACAACCACTGCTACACCACCCGCCTCGTTAATAGCGTTTATCTCTCGGTCTTGGTTAGCCGTAGTGTTGTTCCTTTTTCCTGGTGATTTGGTTTCAATAGCGTACATCCTGCCCTTATGGCATACCAGTATGTCCGGGCACCCTGCTCTACCCATACCGTTGGATACCGGCATGTAGTACCACGCGCCAATTGAAGTCAAATACTCTTTTACTTTTTTCTTAACTTTACCTTCCGGTGTCATTGCCATAACTTATACTCCACAAAAATCACACAGTTTCTGCCCAACTGGACACCAATTCCTACACAACCCCGAAGGCTTGGCAGGCCACTTGTCGTCACGAAATGCTATCTCTAGCCTCTCTGTTCTAGGTAAGAACTCGCTCCATATCTCCGCCATCTGGTCTCTGGTGTACACCTCTTTGTCGAACTTACCCACCTTTAACCAAATGAAGCCACATACTATTTTGTCAACCCACGGGTAGTGTGTGAACGCTAACGCCGCGAATAATTTTAACTGGTCCGAGTCAACTTTACGCTTACCCGTTTTCCAGTCAAGTAGGTATGCTGTATCAGAACCAACAACACCGATGTCAACGATACCTCGGCACCATACATCTTTAGCCATCCACTTTACGGGGTGGAAATTGTTATTGATAGCCATACGTTGCTCCACTACTCGCTTGCCTTCGTATGTAAATATCTTGTCGACGTACTTACCATACTGCTTTATGTCTTCGGGCAGTGGGCCTTTCTTGTTCGCGTAGTCTTCTAGGTGTTTGTGTACTTTGTTGCCCCAAATAGAAGCTTCGTGTTGTTTCTCATGTACTTCTTTAGTTACTCTAGTTACTTGGTACCGTCTTGGGCACGTTTCAAATGCCGTAAGAGCTGAATAGCTCCAAGACTTAGTCGGTTTCATCATCTACACTCTCCTCTTTGTGTTTTCGGATACATTTATCCATGGCTTGGTCGTACGCGTCGTCGTAGTTAAATCCGTTCCTACTAGCTACTTTATCCGCATACGCTTCCGCTATTTCGTTACACTTTTCTAAGTAATCCATTTGCTTCCTTGTGTGGACCCGAGAACTCCCCAAGTCTTCAAAGAAGTGTACCCTGCTATGGGTATTTATGGGAGTTAATTCTTGTTTATTTAGCGTCACCGTAGGTGTCAGCGATGTCGCCTTCACTCCAAGTTAGCAACTCCGGCCACCATGTTGGTGGGGTTCTCATGATGTCCTGCACCATGTCTAATGTTGCCTGCGCCTTATCTTCCGGAACTACGTATACCAGTTCGTCGTGCACCATGAGTGCGGGTATGAG